AGCAATAACGATTTGACCAGGGTTGAAATTGTTGGTGAGGATACCGCTACCAGTCAAATTGAAGAAGGTGGTGGGAACGGTGGCCGTCACATGCTGCGATACAACAAGGGAGGAGCCGAGTGATGGGAGCTGAGGGATAAACAACTCCACATCATATTCGACCCACAATTTTCCCCAGTTGACCGCAGTGCCATCGACGGTGCACAGGTGAAGTGTGCCAGAGTCATATGTTTTGATGTCAAGGTTCTGGTCAAGAGGGCCCACACGCACATATTTGCGCGGGGCCAACCCTAACATACCTTTGGGATCAAGGGAACAACTAAACTCAACGTTCCAGGGGACTTCTTCGACAACATCACGGTAAGCACATGCGATCAGCTCGCTACCTGGAGGAGGATCTGAAGCGTCATAATCGGGGCAGAGGAGCACCGAGCCAGGGACAGTAGTAGAGCAGCGGGAATAATAGCAAAACCTGAGGCGGTTAAAACGGTATTGCTCCCAGGAAGCAGCTTGCGTCGCAAGCCAAGGGAATGTTTGTGGCATTCCGGGGTTAATGGGCAAACTATTGGCAACAGTGAACAGCACGGATCCCTTGACGGAACCAATGAGCTCACGGTGCACAATGCGAGTGGCACGGGCGTCTCGGCTGATGAAACGCGGTTCAGTGCCACGTGTGCCTTTAGAGCTTGCGACGTTGGCAACAGCCATGGGTAAAACTCCGGCTTGCTTGGTCTGCTTGGGGCCGGTGGTGGCCCTCTTGGCCCGGGTAGGCGCCGGCGTGGGCGCATTGGTGCTTTTGAAATACTGCGTAGCTTGTTGTGCAGCTTGTTTGGCTATAGCTCGAGCCAAAGCGGTCGTCATCGCGGCACTACCAGAATTGGTGGAGGTGCGGCGTGTTGAAAGTTGGTTTGGAGGAGTCATGTTTCTAGCAGTTGTGTTAGTTTTGGAGAGCTTGAAATTTAAATCAACACCCGGCATGCCCATCATGCCGGATCAAGTTCCGTCTTTCGTTCCTCAACCCTGC